TCGACGGCATCCTTCCCATAAAAAAGTTCGATAAAAAAACTAATTATAAACATTATCTTACCGCCTTTAATACAGGCTTGTTTTTAACTTTGGCTTTTGATTTAGCTTTAGCCTTCGGTTTGACCTCACTCTTTGCTTTTGGTTTAGCTTTTAGTTTAGATTTGACCTCGGTCTTCGCTTTTAGTTCAGTTTCTTTTTTTACTTCCGGCGGTTTTGTCTCGACCTCCGGCTCTTCTTTGAAACCAAACAAACTCAATATCCATTCCCACATTTATGCATCCTCCGTTTCTAGTTCTCTTGAAACATGCACCAACGACCACGCCAATTCGTGCACACTGTGTATAACTTCATCTGACGATGATTCTGATTCTATCAAGTTCTCGGTCTCATAAGCCAACGCTCCCAAGACTGTCAAAACTTGTGCTTTTTGTTTGGCTCGTCTATCTCCTAACAAATCCATTCTGTCCTCCGTAAGTTAAGTTAATGGGTATACGATATTATGCGATTATGGCGGACAAATCAAGTTAAATACTTCCGTCCAATCAAAAGGCTGTTCTTGTACTAACACCGCCTCGGTTTTTATGCCGTCCATTTTTATGTCAATCGCCTGATTAGCTTTATAAAGGTACAACTCTGATTGTTCGAGATTGTTTCTTTGTTTCTTAATTAGCACCCAACTACTACTGTGATCATGTTTTGTAAGCCAACTCACTTGATGCGGTCTTAGACTAACTGCATTGCCCGTAATAAACTTGAGCTCGACCATATGAAACTTTCCAGATTCATCACAAATCAATAAATCAGGAACTCCCGGAACTGCGACTGTTTCGATTCTAGTGAACGACAGGCGTCGCGTCTTCGATGTCTTCGCCGCGGTCTTCATCTGCTGATAAAAGGCGGCTTCTCGCTTTGTCACGGTTACTGGTGTTATTGGACTCGGGTGTAATGTCGATGGTGACCGGGGCATATTGATCCTTTAGTTCCATTAAAGCTTTTTCCACCTCTTCTTTACTCATCGAATCGATACTGCCGTGCCTGATCTCAGACTTGCTGACATAAATATCACCATGAGCTTGTCCCCGCCGATACTCGGCTTGCACTGCGGCAGAGTATGCACCGTTTTGTATAGCCAGATCTCTTATGCTTTGCAGATCTCTAAGATGCCGTTGGAATGTAACGCCAAACTTTTCGTCTAGTTCGTTACGATAACTTTTAATCGCGTTGACAACATGAGGAGAAATGTGGGGGTTAGTTAGTTCGTAGGCTCTAGTGTGCGCGGACGATGCCGGATAACCCGCGTTGATCGCGGCTTCCCTCAAAGTTATCTGTCCATCTTTGCTAACCAACTCTTTAACAAAAAGTTCTTGCTTGCGAGTCAGGATAGAATTCTTGTTTATCCGCGGTCTTCCAGACTTTTTCTTCTCGACAACAGGTGCGGATTTCGGCAGGGCTTTCTTAGACATTCGATACTCCAGTTAATAAGCGATAGTTTACCTAAAAATAATCCTTTATATATACCAATATCTAACTCTTTTTTATATTTTTTTAATTTTCGGGGCTTTAACGCAATTATCTGCTTACGGTTACATTTTACTTTTCAAATATGTAACCAAATATGTAACCCGCAAGTTGTTGAATTTTCTCACAAAAAAGGCCCGGTTACGCCGGTTACACCGGTTACACCTATATTTTAACTTTTTTTTTTTTTTTAAATTTTGGCTCTATATATGTAACCGTGTAACTTTGTAACCTCCAGATACAAAAAAGCCCCTCGAAAGGGGCTGTGAGCCGCGGACTACGTGCCTTACGTGCCGCCTTCTTCAAAATAGACAATTGCTTCTAAATCTGTTTTGAACTTGTTACAGGTTACACATTTCACAATTTCGTAGTTTTTATGCATGTATCCCATTCCGCGGCATGGTTTGCAGTGGCTTATTTTGGTTATGGGATTGAGGTTAGGTACACGGCTATCGAGTCTGTTTCTCCCCATGATATTATCCTGTCTTCGTAAGTTGCGTTTTTGTAGTCGAGTACGGGGTAGCCGTGTTCGTTTTTGATGAGTCGTCCATTTTTGTATTTCTTTGGTGGTACTATTTGTTCTTGGTATTGGATAGATGCTTCGTCGATTCCATCTGTGAGGTCGCATTCCATGCCGTATTCTTCTTTGATGTAGTTTGTTAGGGCGAACATCACTTCCCATTGCGCTAGTTCTAGTTTCACGACTCATCCTCCGTAGCGTTTTGGGCTTTGCTTCTTATCCACGTGTTGAGAAGGACGGCGAGGAACTGCGAGTTATTTATTTCAAACCCGATTGACCCGGACTCAAGCTTTTTATAATCCAGAAATCGTTTAAGTAGTTCTTCACCATTGATGGTGATGTTTTTGGTTTCACGCTTTATTTTAGAACGCTGTGAGAGTTCGTTTTTGGTAAGACCACTTGATGGTCTACCGCGCTTGCGTTTTACTTCTTCCATTGCATTACTCCTAGTTAAGATGCCCCTCCGGGGGAGGGGCGGTTGGTTTACTTTATGGCACTAAGTTTACGGTTAGTGTCTTTCCACACTGTCACTAAATCGATATGCAGTATGCAATCTTTTTTAGTTTTTTTGTAAGCTACAACTTGAGTTCCATATTTTTTTTGAACATATTGCCATTCTTTTCCTGCCTTTTGAATGATATAACCGCGGTACTCATACTTACCCGGCGCTATCTTTTTTGCTGTATGTTTCATATCAACTTCCTAGTTAAGATGCCCCTCCGGGGAGGGGCGGTTAATTTATAAAGGCAATCCATCTTGGATGAGTATGTCGTCACTCTCATCTTCGATTGATGGCAGGGCTTCCATTTCACTCAAAGCTTTCTTGAGTAACGCCTGATAAGGTCTGCCGTGCAACACCTGCTTCTTGTGGGTCTTGGCGGGAACGACGGCTGTATACCACACACTGTCGAACGTCTTATCATCACCATCACCGGACCAGATGCCCCGGCTCCCTCCGAAATTGATTTTGTCATAGCCTGTTACATCAGCAACTTCTATTATTAACTTTTTCCCGGTGTTGGTTCCAGAATCGGTACAAAAGTCTCGAACGAAAGCTTTGATTGCAAGTCCGACAGCCTCTTTAGGGTTTTTGTCTCTACCCCAAGTACCGCAACCGCCGCAGTCTATATAAGCCAAAAAGTCTTTTTTAATATCCATAGGTAAATCTCCGTAGAACTGGTTAAGTGGTTTATCCACATTGTTAAAGAACATGTCAAATCATTGTTTGACTAGGCTATTATATCAAAGTATAAGATTTTGTCAAGTTACGGTTATATCGTTTTGGAATAAGAAAAATATTTTAATAACTAAAAGTTATAAGGCGGTGGTTGGACAAATTGATCGGAATGAAATCTGACTTTGGGGACCGACACAGCATCTGCCCTTTTTTGAACTTCTCCGAGGAAAAGAGGAATACCCGACGCCACCGCTCACCGGGCTGTTTTACTCCCCATTTTTGGTGTTACGTGCTTTCCAAGCTTCCTCTTTATCTTGGACTATGAGCCAAGCTCCTTGTAAACACGCCATAAAAAATAACAAACCAACAATACTTAATATACCCTCTAACATAGCAACCCTCTCTAGTGAATGCTTTTGTCAGATATGACCTTCTCCCCGGTATGTGTTGCATGTAAATCACAAACAATATGCATGATCCGTAGGGCGCGAGGCCAATCCACGTTGTATTGCACAAGGACGAAGTGAATCAGGTCCACGAGCAACGCATCGTCCATATTTTTTGGTAACATTTTATGCATTGTCATCAAAACAGTGTCCCAATCTTCCGAATTAATATTCATAATTATCCTTGTCGCAATCTTTTCCAAGCTTCACGTAATTGTTTAGCTTTAATAACGTCGCGCTGATTAAGCACATTCTTATCAAGCTCTTCAGCTTCCCGGCTGATAAGTTCATCAATAATACTATCAGCTTTTTTCCACGACATTTCTGATTCTTGCATTGGCAATAAAAGTTCAGTGTTTAAACTAAATTTTTTTCTAGGTTTTCCATAGCTCATCATTGACCACCTTGACTTTCTGGCTTCCAATTGTCAACCTCTGCATACCATTTTCCAGACTTAGACTCGCAAATCTGTATGTTAATCCAATCCCCGGTCATCGAGTTTAACCATGTGATCATGTCCTCACGTTTGATAGATCCGTTAAATTTTATCCAATCAGGCGCATTGGGATTAGGTTTTTTGATCATCAGACCATCAACAAATTGTTTCTCGCTCATTTTTGCACTCCGTAAGTTAAAAAGTAGTAAGACTCTATAGGATAATATGGGACTTTGCAACAAAAAAAAGCCCCCGCAATGAATAACATTACGAGGACCTTTTTAGACCACTTAGTGCCTACGGAGCACGGAGTAAACTATACGCGATAATATGGGATTAGTACAGAAATAATCAATCTTTATAAATTTTTTTTAATTTTTCAGATTCTTTGTAAGAACTAAACATAACACGTAGCTGACCGCTAATTGTACGCCCTTCTGTTTTAGCTCTGAGCTTGATTTCCTCATAAACTTCTTTTGGAACAAGCACACTTTTCCATTTTTCTGTGTCCATTTTACACTCCCAATTACCTATGTCTGAGACTATATAGGAGTATATATAATAAAGCAACTAAAGACTACTCAGCTTCGCCCCACGATCCCCCTATCTCAACATCACACTTGCTAGGAATCTCAAGAGGTACAGCATCTACCATGATTTTTGCAATCTCTACGGCTTCTTCCCGGTTTTTGACCGACATAGCTACCTCATCATGTATCTGTATCATAGGTAGGCGCCCTGATTTGTATATATCTACCATTGCTTTTTTAGTCATGTCCGCCGCGGAAGCCTGTATCAAACGGTTCAATGCTTTATAAGTGTAAGCCCTTTTTAGTCGGGTTGTTTCACCATACTCTTTAACCGCATCCCGGTATGGCATTGCTTTATTCATTGCAAAAGTATCTGGTTCCCACAAGTCAAAACGACATTTGCGGCCTAAGATAGACCGGATGGACCCGGCACTGGCTTTATCATTCAATCTATTTGTTACTCCTTGCATTAAACCCTTGACAAAAGGTACCCGGGAGTGGTACTGACTTACTAATTGTTTGGCTTCTGCAACTTCTATGTCCATTTGCTCAGACAATTTGTTAACACCCATGCCATACATCATACCCAGATTAATTGTTTTGGCTTGCTTGCGGGAGATGTTAGCCATCTCAGCTACCATTGTATGGAAGTCCATGTCTGGATCATGCTTGTAACCTTCTACAAATTCTTTACAGGCTTCTAGTTCTATACCCCTCATCTTTCCATACACGTGAGCATAGTGAACCAAGATGCGTGGTTCTTGTTGCGAGAAGTCTATTGCCGCCCACTGGTCCCCTTCTTCAGGTAAAAATAACGAGCGTACCATGGGTCCGATCACCGGGTCGCGGGCCGGGATTTGTTGCAAGTTAGGGTTGGACATTGATATGCGGCCTGACACTGTTCCCCCATCATCCGATCGTATTTGGTTTATGTGACTATGAATGCGGCCATCATTGCGGCAGTGCTTCATGATGGTATTGATAAAGGTCCCGGAGGTCTTGTTGAGGTTTCGCGCCTCAAGAATCAGTTGTGCTAGTGGATGCTTGTGGTCTTGTAAAAACAGTTTCGTGAACGACGGTGCACCTTTCTCTGTCTTTGGGTAACTAACTCCGACTTTATCAAACGCTGTTGCCAAAGATTGCGCCGCCCATATCTCTACGTTGGACCCGGTAACGTCTTTAATTTGTTTGATAACGCTTTTCTCGCGTTTAAGAATTTGATCTCTTGTTCGCTCTAGCCTGTCCGTATCAATGCGTACACCACGCATCGTCATGTCAACTAGACAGGGGAGCAAGTCAAGCTCAAGATTAGCAATTGGCCATAGATCTTCTTTGCCTAGTTGCACGGAAAAGTAAGCCCATAACTCCAGTGTTAACTCAGCATCAACCTCTGCGTATGGACCGACATACATGGCGGGCATCTTCCACATCTCAGCTTTTGGGTCGATACCAAACTGGCGAGCCGCCTCGACTAATGCTTTCTCTGACTTTGTTTTGTTGAGGTAGTCATATGCTAGGGCGTTTAACGTGTAGCTAAATCTATTTTCATCTAATAGAGATGCGATCAACATAGTGTCGATGATACGACCGTTGACCGTGAACCCCATTCTGTAAATCCAACCCAGATCATACTGTGCATTGTGCATGATCTTCTCTGCCGGACACTCGAACACTTTTTTTAGCCATTTGTTAACGATGCGCTCATCTAGATTACCGCCGCCTTGATGCCGGATAGGTATGTAGCCTGACCAGTTTTCAACCGCAATAGCATAACCTACGACCTCGCCGTCGCCAGTTGGCCATCCGGGTCCGTTGGTTTTAAGATTAGGATCCCTTGTTTCAACATCAATTGCTATGCGCGTAGCACTTGTNAAGTCGGGCAATTCNNTNGGNGGAATCCATTCTGTCTTCGGAGTAAACATAGCCATTTGTAAACTCATTTGTCCTTCCTCTCTTTGAGTAATCGACGGATATCAATTATGTTTTGTATAAANAGCACGAGCACCAAGCAATCTAAAAAGATTAAAAAACTGTACAAGAACATCAATCTTTCCTTGGGTCATCGCCCATGGAGTACCGCAGGTACCAGATTGTTTTCTTTTTATCCTGATCAGAGCTTTGATGTTTGCGATTCATTCGCCAAATGTATTTAAACGCGGCAACCTCCGCATAAATTTTTACATTCTTTTGACCAAATGCAGAAACCATTGCATCAATGCATTCTATCTCAGAGTCCGCGTAATGATCTGGTTGCGAAATCATTTCATCTTTTGTGTTTTGCAAGTTAATTCCCTCATAAATTATTTCTTGGCTTTTCACAGAACATCCCCTATCTCTTCTAACTCAGCAAGGCTAGACTTCGAGAAAAAGGCAGGTGTTTCATCTCCTACCCACGCGCCTAAAATATTAAACTCAAAATATTCTATGGCTTCATCTTCGCTCATGCCGTCATCGTAAACCAAGATTTGTATTATCTTGTCGGTGTCATACAAGATTACAGGATCCTGACCGCATCTCTGAACGATACCCATAATTGCACTGTTGTAACCATCTGCTCTTAACATTGTATCCTCCTTACAGTTCGTAACTTCTGCTCATATCTTCAGGTTCGACAATAAATAAAGTGTGCTTTGTGCGAGTGACACCCACATAAAAGACCCGATGCATATCATCTGGATTCATTCTCATCTCATCATCTGCCGCCGGGGACAGATCCGTGAATAATACAACATTATCAGCTTCGCCGCCTTTTGACCCGTGGATCGTGGACACTGTGATGCGGGCCTCGCCGTTAAACTTCTCACCCCTGCGCAACATTGCAATGATGTAAGCCCGATCTGTCTCGGGTAATTTATCCATAGCTTCGTGCCAGATTAAATCATTGTCAATTAGCAACCCGTGATTGCTTTGCAGTTGTCCCAATGTAACAAGGTCTTCATCCAGTAACCCGGGAAGCTTTTTAAAGCCCCGCGTAATGCGAGTCTTGATAGACATAAACCCATATATCTTACGTGCTACTTCACCAGTAACTTGATTNCCTTTACGCAGTTGNTCCCAACCATTCACAGCATCGCTTATTCGCGAAGATATGGACCGGTGGCCGCGATAGTTGAAAAGGTAACCGTTTGCCTTGAGGTCTGCCACAACGGGCTGTAAAAGGTATCCTGCTTGCGATAACACTAACCATGATCCTTCTGCCATATCTACAGATGCAAGGGTTGATATACGAGACACAATACCCTCTTCTGTCTTGGGCTCATACTTCTTTGGAAAACGTCGGTTAATTCTTTTTACAACGCCTTCGGCAATACGGTGAACTGAGCGTGGTACGCGATAAGATTGTGATAAGGTTTCAGAACCTCCGGGTAGGTTAATAAACTGATCGACATCTGCCCCTGCCCACCGGTAAATAGCTTGATCATCATCTCCTGCACAATACATCTTGTCAGACTTTCGATCTAGCATATGAGCGATATCCCATTGCAATGGTGATAAATCTTGTGCCTCATCTAAAAACGTCAGTTTAAAGCTTGGGCATACCCTATCTCCATGCTCCGCAAATACAGCGAGCATGTCAGTAAAATCATACAAGCCAAACCTTTGCTTATACTCGCGCAAAGACTTATCCACATAGTTAACTAAGTTCCAAGACTCCTCGAGCCGACTAACATTGTACTGATCTCTCAAAGGTACCTTGCGCAGTCTTGCTAAATTAATCACACCTAACACCGGATCACTTGATTTATTAACACTAGGCAGGTCATCATCAAAGTTAGAACTGTTGGATCCAGATAGACTGACCCCCGTGACGTTAGATAATTCCTTGTAGTTTTCATTCTGCATAACTTGATCCCCGCGTATGTCGGACATCGTTAACGCTAGACTGTGCAGAGTACGGAAGTTAAATAGGTCATGTTTAGGATCTAGATTAAATCGTGCGGCGGCCCGCTCTTTTGCTTCTGTTGCGGCTTTTTTGGTAAACGCTAGGAAAGCAATGTCCATGGGCTGTATGCCTGACTCAAGAGCACCGTCTACCATGTTCAGCAAAGTAGTGGTTTTGCCTGTACCGGGAGGCCCAAATATCCTAAACATAAGTCTTCATCTGATTGACTATCTGCCGAATACGCTCTCGAGTTAGGTTATACTTTATTCCTATTGCCGCTAGGGTCATGTGCTCTTCAACACGCAACCTGTAAATCTCTTGGTTTCTTGCTATTTCTTTCATTAAAATGGAACCTCATTTTGTCCACCAAATTTCGGCGTAGTGATATCAATGTCTGCTGACTCGAATGCCGGAACTGACCAAACCCGTACAGACCTACCTTTTATCTTTAACACCGTGCTCTCCCCGTTAATGTCGCGCAACCTCTGCGCAATCTTGTGACTCTTGTATACAAACCATTTGTTTTTAGATAAAAAACTTTCAAAATCCCGCAACCTAAAATAAGTAAGGTTTGTCTCATCATCTGTCCATGGGCGGCGGAGCAAGATCTCTTCTTTATCTTGTGCTTGTTGTAGAAATCGACAGAACTCTTCTAAGTAATCGTAGAACTGTCCTGCTGAACTGGCATCTTGCGCCACTTCGATAATTGCAGACTCGTTGTCTTTCATGTCGGTAAGCAAAGCACTAATGCGGCTTTCCCATGTTTGTTTCTGTACGGATCTCGGCATAAAGTTTAACTGCTCCATACAGGCTTTTTGGAAGACCGGTTGACTCATCAACCCTTCAGTATCAAGCTCCAAAGGTTCGCCGTTAACATCCATAAACCAAACCGGAGGTGTAGAATCATACTTTCTAAGGTTTGCAATGGACGCGCCCTGTATTGCCGCACCCACGCCGTACTTTCTAGTTCGGCAAAGCTCTTTGTTACAGTGTGAATTGATTGGAGCATCATTACACTTGTAGGCATAATCTTTACGGTGCAGTTGTTTAACAACTAGATTAACCTCATTCAACGGCAGAGGGGGAACAAGGTACTGCATGTTATAACTAAGAACCTCCGCCTCCCACGAATCTGGATATGCTTTGCGCAGATAAACACCAATGTTAAACAACCCGTTGTTTCGCCCTCCCTCTGAGATTTTATTGGTACACAGTATTTGTAAGCACGGTGGACCATCCGCTAACAAAGAAGACTGTGAGTTATCCACAACCTGCAAAGCTTGCAGTTGTTCTAAAGTCTGCGCACGTGCATCGTACATATCAAAAAACTCTTGAAGTGTAGCGGAGGTTCCATCATCTTTTATTGCATAACGTAGACCTTCTTCTGCATTGAAGTAAGGAAGGTTTAGAAAGTTACCGACATCACCCCGGTCGAGGTGAAGCTTGACTTGTTTTGGGAATATTTCACTCTCACCATATCCCAACGCCGCGCTCATAGCTTGCAAGGTCTTTTGCATATCCTTAGCTTCTACCCAATCTTGAGTGAATAGAAAGCAGTGCGCACCGCCAGATTTAGAGCGGCACACAATCAAAGGTAATTTTAATTTTTTAATTTTTTCGACTAACAACTTGTGATCGAGAGGGTACTGATCTATATCAATACAACCCCATTTTGAATCATTATGTTCATTGATTGGAATTATGCCTATTCCATTTTTTCCAACTAGATGATGTTCCCACAATATTTTTGTGCGTGGTTCGCGGACCAATCGCGCTTTACCCTGCGCCTTACCATTGGCGGCCTGTTTTTCTATCTTGAATGTACCGTAGGCTTCTTGCAGACCATCAAAAATGGTCATGAATTTTTCAATCATCGTCACGTGCCTTTATCCCTAAGTGGTAAAAAAGGGCGGCCTCTGCCGCCCCTCGTCTTACATACAACTTTTAAAAAACAGAGTTGCTTCCGCTATTTTCACTGTCATCTGAATGCTTGACGACAACTTCGCCAAGCGTAATGCTCTCAGCGAATTCTTTACAACGAACGTAAGTACCCTTATCAGATACAGGCTCTACACGACTCATCTCCCAACCGTGCCAACTGCCCTTGCTATTTTCTTCCTTTACAGTTTTAAGAAGATACACGTGACTGAAACGTGGTGGATTGAATGGTCCATTCTTGCCCTGCATTTGTACAGATTGCATCATGGAATTCCACTTGCGTGACTTTTTCAGTTGCGTCGACTTCATTGCAATCAATGCAGTCTCGGCAGAACCATCATCGTTTTGCACCACAACGAAATGCTGATGCGTTTCTTCTATGTAATCCCCAGTACCACCGACAACATACTCTTTGTTGTCATCAGCAGAACGCTCGGTCTTCGGTCGCTCTTGCGAGGGATCGTAAATTGCGATAGGCGCTCCACTGCCCTCGCCACGTGGACTCCACTGGATAAACCGACGCTGATATGCACAAGGAATTACCGTAACGCCATTACCGCCCTTGTAAACCTTGTTTGTTACTGTGTTGACAATGTCGCCCTTACGGGCTTCTTCTAAATCATCCAATAAAGGATCATTGCCTGATAAAACTTTAAGGAACGGTAATGCTAAATCTTCCTGTCCCATGTTTTCCATACCCAAGCCCGCATCTTCTTCAAACAACGAAGTTACGTCCATGGATAGTTCTTTGCTTTTGGCTTGCGCCACTGATTTTGCTTCTGCCATTAGATTTTACCTTTCTTTATAGTAGCTCTTTGCCCAACCCATGCTCCGAATAATTCCATCGGAAACTCGTCTCCTGCCTCAACACGTTCTTTGACAAACGCTCGCAGGGTTTGCGGATGTACTTCAGTTTTTTGCTCTGCGTAGAAACCTTCTTTCTCTGCAAAGGATGCAAAAGCACTCGCTTTATCGTCTTCTCCACGACCAAACTGACATGCAACAGTGTTCTTGATGATGTCGTCGTAACCTTTATCTCGTAACCATTCAAAGGCTTGAGGACGATTGTCGACTAGGATTGATGCCCCGTAAGTTGACTTCACTATGACTTCAGATCCGTCGTCTAGTGAAAATTTTGATATGCCTATTTCCGCAAGCATCGCGGGCATATCTTCATCCGTAAGTTTGAGAAGTTCTTTCTTTTGCTCCTTGAGTTCTTGCTCAAGATGCGAGATGATATCCTCTTTGCTACGGATCGCTCGAGCAATGCCGGCCACAGAATTAAGGCCCTCCTGATCGAGTTTTTCTACAGATGTTGCAAGATTCTTGACAAAATCTTCCTCCATCATTTCTAACATGTCGTTCATCGCGTTTTCTCCATCGTTATTAAAGACACCTATCGGGTCTTGACAAAGCCATATATTATCTTATACTTCGGGCATGTCAAGGAGAAATCTATTAAATGCAAAAAATAAATAATTTTGAGTACAAAACGCAACCTTTTGCACACCAACGTCAAGCATTATCGGACTCGTGGGACAAACCGTTTTACGCTTTATTGATGGAAATGGGAACGGGTAAAACTAAAGTAGCGTTAGACACAATGTCTATGTTGTACGAAGAAAAAAAGATAAAAGCATGTTTAGTCATAGCTCCAAAAGGAGTTTATGACAATTGGATCCGTGGTGAGATACCCACGCACGTGCCTGACCGCATAGANAAATCTATCTTACGTTGGACACCTAGTTCTGCACGAAAATATAACGATGAGTTAGACGATTTTATATACAGAGATCACGAGGATCTTAAAATATTTGTCATGAACACAGAAGCTTTTTCAACGCCGAGAGCCGCACGAAAAGGTTACGAATTTTTAAACAAAAACCCACAAAACCTAGTGATTGTTGATGAGTCGACAACAATCAAAAACAGACAAGCCGCACGGACTAAAAACATTATAGGAATGAATAAGATAAGCAAGTATCGCAGGATACTAACCGGAAGTCCGATCACAAAAAGCCCAATGGATTTGTTTAGCCAGTGCTTGTTTCTGACAGACAAGGCTTTAGGGTTTAATAGTTACTTTGCATTTCAAAGTCGGTACTCGATTGTGCAACGCCGGGTGATGGGACAACGTAGTTTTCAAGAAATTACGGGTTACCGTCGGTTAGATGAGCTTAACGAGAAACTAGATAAGTTTAGCAACAGAGTGCTTAAAATAGATTGTTTAGACTTACCAGAAAAGTTGTACATACGTCGAGACATTACCCTTACTGACGAACAAATTAGGGTTTATAACCAAATGAAAAAGCTAGCTCTTGCTAAACTAGAAAGCGGAGAGCTTGCTACGACCGCTAGTGTGTTAACGCAAATTATGAGGTTACAACAAATCTGTTGCGGATTTTTGCAACCAGATGATGGAGAAATAGAGTTATTACCAAGCAACCGAATGAAAGAACTTTTGGAAATTACAGACGAGCTACAGGGAAAAGTTATTATCTGGGCTTCATACACGCATGATATCAAAGAGATAGCTAAAAGTTTGCAAGATAAATTTGGACCGGGAGCCGTGGCTACTTATTATGGAGATACGGAACAAGATGAACGACAAAACATTGTAGAGGAGTTTCAGAAGCCCGAGTCTGAACTACGATTCTTTGTAGGGCAACCAAAAACAGGAGGTTACGGCATTACTCTGACCGAAGCAAACACGGTCATTTATTACAGTAACAGCTATGACTTGGAGATAAGGCTACAGTCTGAGGATCGTGCGCATAGAATAGGGCAAAAGAAAGCAGTGACGTACATAGATCTAGTTGCGCCGGGCACGATTGATGAAAAAATATTACAGGCGTTGCGGAACAAAGTAAATTTAGCAGGTCAAGTGCTCGGTGAAAACACTAAGAACTGGCTTTCTTGATTTTCTTCAAAGTTTTTTCTAAAGTTTTTGCCTGATTAGCGTGAAGCCGAGATGCGTTTTTCAACTCTTTAATCATTTTTTTTGTCTGAGCTTTAGTAAGGTCTGCCATATCCATGTTCCTCTGTGCGAAAATATTTATAATAAATTTTATCTAGTAATTACTATATAGATTGTCCAAAAAAAAGGAATAAGCGCCAAAAATAAACCTTTCCATGTATCGCTACCCCAACTCCAATCTTGCATAGATACGTTCATTTAAAAGAGCTCTTTGTCTGTATCTTTGTCTAGCCACATAGGCTTGCAAAAACTTCGTATAGGGATTTCCCATTGGCCGTTTGATTGCATCGATATAGCTCGGCTAAAATACGTACATCGATGTATATCCCGAAAAAGTCCAAACTCTTCTGTCTCGACCACCACCCCTGCGTTCAATGTTTCTACCATTAATGCAAAAACTAAAATTCTCATCGAATTAGAACTGTTTTAGCATCAACAAAGCGCACCTCGCAAGTGCACTTAATCGGTGTGTAGTTTATAGATGACTTGGATAGCTCTTGGCAAATGTATAGGCAGTTATGTTTTTTCGCATACAACCTAGTTAAGGATTCGTCAACACTCCCATCTTGCATAAAAAACACAAGCGCGAATGCTATTTGTTTCATCCTTTAGCCAATAATGCCGCAACCAACGCTTGAATTTGTTCGTTAGTTTTTTCTTGTATTTTTTCTTGTCTTGCCAAGCTTTCTACAATTGCATCTACCTTAGTTTCCGTTACAGCAACAGCTTGCCCGTTTTCAGTTGCTTGCTTTGCTGTTTCTTTAACAATCACTTCTATTCGTTTTACTTCTGCTTTAGTGGCATCTGCTTGAGCCATGGAAGATCCATAAGCAATAGCTACGCCAAGGCCGCTAATAACAAAAGGCATTGCCCATGTTGGTATACTGATAGTCCCGTCTGACATAAATCTCTCCTAAAACATCTTTGATATAAAAATAGCACCTAAAATAAAAGGATACACGCCCCACAACATTAGCTCAAGCCTATCCATTTTAGCTTTCCCGTGATCTAATCTTTTTTCGATGTTGGTGTATCGCACCAAACATTCTTTTTCGTGTGTTTCCAAGCGAATTAGCGCCTCTTTTACTGTAGCCATGTATCGTATCTCGTTAAATATATTGTAAAACATTATCCCATCAAGCTTCCAATTCCCTGTTGACGAATCAAACTCGAAGCAACGTCGTTGGGAAACATTGCCGCATACATAGAGCGATCCACGGGCCCCGGATTCGGAGCCGTGGATTGCGCGACAGGTGCCGGTGCCGGGGTGGGAGGTGGCATCGGTACTTGAAGTTGTGGAGCCGGTGCAACAGGTGCTTCCGCTCTTTTATTTTTCTCGCGTTGTCTACGTTCTTTTTCTTTTTGTTGAAAAGCATCACTAGCTCGACGCGCTTGAATAGATGCCGCAGATTCCACTTTTTGTTTCGAATAGTCTGCTTCTTTGTCACCAAGATCAAAGGGCCTAATGAAACTTTCATCAGCAGTTACATCTCTAATTATTTTCGGCATAGCACTTACTGATAGACCGCCTATAATTTTGTTCACGGTATTAGCTTCTTCTATAAAACTTGTCCCGGTGGAGTGTGTTTTAATAGCTATTGCTAAAGCCTCTGGATCCGCCATAAGTCTAGCCATGTTGTTTATTGTGATGGCTTCTGGACCATGTAAAAAGATTTTCTCTCCGGCGTTTGCACCTACGTTACCCATTACAATTCCGGCGCCGCCTACATCTAATCCAAATTTACCAGCAATTGCTTTAAATTTCGCAAGCGCCGCACTACCGGCCATGGCACCCCCAACTTTATGCATACCCATAGAAAAAAGACTAGGATTTTTAAACAAATTACCGGATAAATCGTTTTTTGCAAGACCTTCCTCTACATTACGCATTTGTGAAATAGCTTTTTGCAGGTTATCGACATATTCTTTATCAATGATTCCATTAGACTTTAAGAAATCTATTAATTTTAAACTTGCGCCAACTTCGCTTGCATCAACACTTGCTACATCTGCAAATAAAGTGTCGAAAAGAATTGTGGGGCTAAATCCGACGCCACTACCACCTGATTTAATCACAGCATAGTTCATAATCGAAGCTCTCAAACCATCTAAAACTTGCGCAGACGTATATTCTTCTAAAACTTCTCCGTCTTGCCCTAACTTTTGAAAAGTTCCACGATGTTTTATTTTATCAACCATAATTTGCAAAGTTTTTTTAGCGGGCATTCCTTTTTTCCCACCAAGAATAGTCCCAATTACTTGACTTGAACTTTCAGGTCTATCTAAAAACAGTTGAAATGCTTTTTGTTCAGCGGTATTTTGGAAAGATTTTAAGTTTGCTTGATATGCATTGACCAAAACTTGCGCTTCTTCAACGCTTTGTAAACTTGTTCTTATATTTGGAAATATTTTTAACATTTCTTTTGTAGTCGGACGGTTCATGTAATCCGTTAATTTTTTCGGGTTTACTATTCGGATTTCATTTCCGCCTTCAGGATTTGGTTTTACGTCTACTATATTTTTTCGAGCATCTCTAATAATAGCTTCGAATATTTCATTTAATTCTAATCCGGTTTGTTCTTTGTCAAAGGGAACATTAGTGGACCTTTGTCCCGTTGCAGGATTAATAATATCAATTTTAGTAATTGTTGACATTTCATTTTTAGGGTCATTCAAAAAATTGACTGCATCTTGCATTTCGTTAATTCTTGTTAACGGAATATCATCACCTTTTTTTACTGCTTTTATAGATTCTGTGGGATCTAAAACCATTCCTCTTTGCGCATTGCGCTTAGAAAATTGAGAAAGATACGTTCGTGAGGTAACATTATGAAGACCGAAATTAAACGCTTTTGCTTTACTTAGGGCTTCCACAATAGAAGCTTGATCCGGTTGCAAAACTTCTCCTTCTTGTGTTATAAAAAATCCAGTAGCGTCTACTCCATTAATATCTTGGTCAATTGCTTTGATAAGGCTATCTACATGCGTAGCCATGCTGTCATTAGCATTTACCTTTAACCTTTCTGCTTTTACAGACTTAAAATGAGATAACATTTCACGTAATCTGCTAAATTGAACAGGAAACTCGGGTTGATCAGAAGGATTAAAATTTCCGTCGGCATCTACCGGTGGATTAAAGTACTCATCGAATAATTTAAAATCGTCCTTATATGGTCCTAAAATACGATTAAATTCTCCTTGAGCTCCTGCGCTACTAAACTTCAACCCTCCTTCCATTGCAGGAATATCGAATATTGTAAGCGAATTAGGTTGTCTAACTTTAGTACCATCGGCGGTAGAAAAAGTTTTAACGTCAAAATCTGGAACCGCTTTATATAAATCATCTCGTCGTTTTTTAAAACCGGCTATTAAACGAAGTTGTAGATCGTAAAAACGCTCTGAAAGTTCTACATCTTGCCTTTGTACTTCTGTGTTACCAAATAACTGTTCTGCGGCATTTATTAATTTTTGGTTACCGGTTTCTATTTGATCTATCAATTCTTGCTCAACTAACCGTTGTTCTATATGAGCGGCAAGTTGCAACCCTTCCGGAGTCCGCGTTTCACGCAGTTTCATAATGTTCATTTTAGCTCGAGCTACAAATCGTTCTTTACCTCTTTCAGTTGCAACAGATAATTCATCTTGTTTTGTCGAAAGTTGATCTTCTATATCAAGAAATCTTCCCGCAAAAGGTGACGGTGAATCTTGATTTGCTCCAAAACTAGGTGCGCCTAATATTTCAGAGGCTAATGTGCCCTCATCGCCATCAAAATTTAACAAAGCATCGATGGCCTCTGATAAATCTTTTTCGGCTGTTTCAGATTCTAAAAATTCTGGAGAAGACTCTAATTCTGCAATAATCCGTGATGTAGCTTCCCGGTCAAGTTTTTGAGACATGACGCCGCCAGTTTCACTAAGTCCTCCGGCCAAAGCTTGTTTTACTACACCATAGGTTTTTTTAGCCGTGCCGGTAATCGGCGGTATAATTTTCATAGATAGGGGAGCTGAAATTATTTCCATTCCAAAACGAACACCCTCGCTTCCCGGAGCCATTTTTTCTGCTTGGTATGCCGAAATTCCCGCCCCTCCTGCAACTAAAGCTTCAACGCCCAAAAAAGTTCGCGGGTTTTCGCGAGCAGTTTTCATGGCTAAAGCACCACCTGTGGTAAGAGCCGTTGTAATACGAGCTCCAGTAGGACCTTTAGTTAAGTCCGGCAACAACCTACTAGACACCGGTCCTCTTGCGGCTTGTTTTACAGAACTTTCTTTTGCTTTTTGCACAAGCTCTTGACCAAACATTTTTTGCAATGCTTCTGGTTTAAAATTAGAAGAAGCAATTGTTTTAAAGTCCTCTAATGATTTTGTTGCGTTAAAAGTAGAGCTTAATTTTGGGCCCGCTAATCGTGTTCCTACCCAAGGGGTAGCTAAAAACGAAATGCCGTAACCCGTAGTTTCTCCCGCATTGTATGCCGCTTGCAAACTAGGCACCACAATAGGATCAGGTTCATCAAATAACCATTCATTTACATATTCAGCAGGTTTCATTAAAACACCGGAACCTACAACAGCCCCTATTCCCGCGGCGCCAACCTTGCCCGCAACATCTAAAGGGCGAACACCTGTTTTTGGAACTCGACTAGCGTAGGCCGCGGCACCCAATCTAGCGCCTTGCCAACCACCAATTGTTAAAAACCCTGATTCCACAATTGCAGGTTTTAGACCTGATGCGAAAGCAGATAAGTTGTAGCGTTTTTTTTCATAAACCGGAGCGCCGGTGCTGTCTAACTTAGGAGATCCATCTGGATTTTTAGCAACAGCTTTTGATTCGTACTTTCCAAAGTCTTCAACATCTGTAAACAAAGCTAATATAGCTTCATCAGACATTGCCCTAGTTTGATAAGGGAGGTCCGTAGGATTAATTACATCCAAAACATCCGCACTACCGTCCCGCAACTCTTCATATGTAAAGTTAAAATGAGGCACTGCGGGCTTTGCTATTTCGACGATGTCTCGAGTTACGCGTTCAATTCCGAGTTCTTCAAGTTTTTCTTGAAATAACTTCTGATCACCAAAAGTATATAAAGGCGGCATTTTTTCAGAAATGACGTCTTCTTCGTTTTCTACCGATGCGCCTAAACCATCTACCGATGCGCCTAAACCATCTACCGAAGACGTTTGTAGAATTTCTTCGTCTTGTGTAAGATCATTAATTAAAGCCACCTTATTGACCTCCGCTTCCGTACATTCTTTGTCGCTGTTCCTGAGTAGATAAGCCTTTATTATTTGGAGACCCAATAACTAAGCCTTCAAAAGCATCGATAAATTTAACGTATTCTGCAATTAAAGGTTCAAAAGAAGTTGTGGTTTCTCTTGCTTTGTATACTTGGTCTTTTGAAAAACTTCCAGAGTTTCCACCGTATTCATCTAACATTTTTACATCTGAGTTGTATTGTAACTCTAGTTGCGACAATATCCCCTTCATGGTGCTAAGAGTATTAGCGTCGAAGCCTATTATCCTAGGTCTTAAACCTTCTATATTTGCGTTAATTTCTTTTTGAACAATGTTTAAAACGCGATCGTCTGTAACAGCCTCTGATAATCTCCCTAAAGTTTGCAATTTTAAAGCTTCCAAACTAGCAACCGCACGATTAGTTTCCGCGGCTTCCGCGCTAATGGAGTCTCTGACACCAAGTTCGCGACCTAATGATTGTGTGCCGGCACTGAACCTTGCAGGTATACTAGAAAAACCAACTGCGTTGTCGTAATTGATACTTGGATCAAAAATAGTAGTAGGTATCATTTTCCACGTTTCTGAAGTGACATCGGCACTTCCTGCGTTATTTAACAAAGTTCTTTTAAANGCANGTTGTGGCAATAACGACTTGTCTAAAAATCCAGTAGATTTATCCGTATAATTATTTAGAACATTAATTTTATCTGGCATAGTGACGGCGTTTTGCAAATCTCTAAGGGCATCACTTGCCCTTCCGTGAACAGCCGGTACATTAACCCCACTTGGAGTTGACGAACCTCGAGCTTGTCTTGCGCGAATTGCATCTTGAATATTTTTGGGCAACGATAGACCCGGTTTTATCGTGCGCACTCCATCAGTATCTACAGTTTCTTCCTCTTTAGTTAAATTATTTATAATTATTTCGAATTGATTAGTCTGTGTAGGATCTAAAGACCCATCCGCATAACTTGCCAATCGATCACTATTTGATACATAAATAACTTCATCGCTCAGTTTGGGACCTTCGTCTATTGATGGTCTATTAATTAAGGTAGCTCCATCATCCTGCAACTTTGTTATCTTTTTAAGGTCATCAGCCCTTACATCAATCTGTTTTCCGTTAATATCTTCGAAAGAAAGGTATGTTGTCGTAGCTGAATCTGACGATTGAGACTTTGCTCCGGTTAAAACAAAATTAGGGTCGTTTATCAGGTCATCTTCTTCTGAGCTATTTCTCCGAACCGTTACAATTTTCTTCGTATCTCGATTCATAAAGTTGACAGCCGAATTTGCGGTGTCGCTGTCAGCCAAACTAACAGATCCTGTTACCAAATAACCTTTATTTCGTAACCTAGCCTCTTCAGGACTGCCTTTAACAACGGACACTGCCGAGTTCGGGTCCCCGCGCAAGGACATGTTAATAGAGGTACCTACTTTAGCCGCCGCGTCTGCCCGAGCTTTAGCTTGTGCCGTAGTCACTGCTTCGGCACTTGTAAGTGCGGCTAAATCTAACTTCATTTTTTCGTCGCGCATACTGCTCTTACGAGCTTGGTCAGCGGTCATTTGAGCTTTAGCTCTTGCACCTAATTTATCGAATAGTTGCGTTTCAGTGGCCGCTTCAGCTAGTCTTTGCGCAGGGCTCATTTGACGGTCACCGGGCGTTGCAAAAGCCAAAGCTGTCCCTGCTATATCGAATAACATTTGCGCTTCGGTTAATTCTTTTTCACGCGCTATAGCAGATTGATCATAAGCTTGAGGAGCAATTAAACTATTGTAAAGCTCTCTTCTTTGTAAAAAATTGTCTTCTAGAGAAGGGGATCCGCCGTCTTGCATTCTGGCGACCGGGCCGCCAAACCTAAAATTTACAGGCGGTTCGTTACCAACCCCCATTCCCATTTGAGGGTCCATGTTAGGGT